GCACCTGTAGCACCAGTAGCACCAGTAGCACCTGTAGCACCTGTAGCACCTGTAGCACCATCATCCCCGCCTGGTCCTTTACCACTGGGCTGATTAATAAAAACATTATTTGTATTTACTGCTGTAGTAGATGACTGTACGATAACATGAACAATGTTATCATTTACAATAACTTTGTTAGGTTCTTTGTTGTCATTTACTACAAGTTTAAAACTCATTTAGTGACTTCCGCTGAAACTTCAAATCTTCCTTTTAAAATCCTATCAATGGTTGTACCTGCAACCAATTCAATATCATAAACATGATTCCCTGAAGGGACATTTGCCATGGTGGAAGAATCTATTGCAATATAAATTCCACCAGTTGTTCCTGTCCCACCTGTTGAACTGGTATTCAATTGAATTCCACCCACTCCTGAAACACCAGAAGTATCACCTGTAGAACTAAATTCGCCGGTAACTCCACCACCAGTAATAGATGACGATGCAGTTGCACCAGTAAGATTTAACAGTACTTGATTGTCGTTTACAGACCTTCGTACTTGCATTCTTCCTGTATATGATGCTAAATCAATAACAGCATTACTAGAATCCTTATATGTCAATGCCAAAGTAAAGGTAGTACCTTGTTCAGCAGAAATGTCGTATTCACCTGCGGGCATAAACCGTTCTCCTTTTTATTTATTTATGCAATTTTACATTGCTATTTTATAGTTCTTGGCTCTAATTTGTTGTTTCCTGCAATCTTTCCTGCTTTTTGTTTTTTACTAGTTGGACCTCGTTTTTTCTTACCTTTTCGGTTCTTATATGTTTTTTTAGTTCTAGTAACGGTTTTATCATCTGCAATTGTGATTCCATTCTCTTTACGAAGTTTCTGTAATTGTGCTTCTTGCTCTCTTTTTTGTTTTTCTTGTTCTTTGATAGCATCCATATAATGCTGTTGATTATCTTTAATTCTTTGAAGATGTTCTTTAGGAACTTTACCACTCTTTAAAAGAAGATTGCAGGCTGCCAAACCTTCCTCAAACTTATGAACATAGAAAGCAGTTGCAGTAATTTCGTCCAACAATGACCAATTCCACAAATCGTGACTTATAAACAGAATATCATGCTCTGGAAACGGAACATCTAATCCTGCTTTTGCATAAAGATATGCAAGTCGTGGATTTCCGTTTTGCCTGTATAATTTTGATAATTGCCACAAAGGTTCTGCTCTAATTGGTCTATATGCCCATGCTTGTAAAAATGCTTCATGAATAACATTCCAAGGATTTTCTAGCAAACAAGAACAAATTCCAACTCGATACATTGAATAGAATACTTCTTCTTCCCATCCACCTAGTTGTGCGCGCTTTAAATACCATTCCTTTGCTAGTTCAAAATCTCCTGCGTCAAAATAACTTTGAGCAAGATAGAAAACATATCTTGAATTTGTTGGTGCATAATGTGGTGAATTTTCATTCGTTAGTGCATCTAGAAGAATTTCTGCATCTTTAAGATATTTTTCTTGGGGTGTAACACCAATATTTCTGCCACCTTCTGTTCTTGCCTCGATGTGATAGTTCCCTTCAAGTTTCAACGCAACGAATGGTGCTTTTTTACACGCAGCGAATTCATGTAATACACCTTCATAATACCAATCTGCATCTAATCTAAAGATATGATTTCTCCACCAAGTAAAATCACCTCTTTTGATTTTTAAAGTATATCCATCCGCAGTAAGTTTCTTAGGAATGTTTGGTTTGCCTGCAACACTATCGTCTGCATCAATCATCCAAGCATATTCCATCTTACCCTTACAAAGTTCTAATGCTTTTGTTCTTGATGCACCAAACCCTTCCCACGGAATATCAACAATTTCTCCAGAAATGCCTTTCTTATCAAAGAAATTTTGAATTACTTCTTTTGTTTTGTCTGTAGAACCTGTATCACATATTAACCAAGTATCGATATATGGTGCGATTGATTCTAAACACCTTTCAATACAATGTTCTTCATTTTTCACAATCATTGAAAGACCTAGTTGTGGGATTTTATTTTCACTCATTATTTTACCTCATTCAAAATTTTACACAAATCAATTATTTGATTCTCACAAACATCTTGATGATTTCCTACATAAATGCAATTCTTTGCGATATCATTACTATTTATATCAAATGTCCAACCATCATTTTTTTTCATCATTGGGTGATTATTTAAGTTTCCGCCAACACAAGGTCTAAATTCGATATTAATCGATTCAAGTTTTGATTTAACATCATTAATATCTACAAATTTAGTATAAATTGGCAAGCAAAAACTACTGATTCCATCGGAACTATAATCTGTTCTGTACTTATCAGAATCTAAATTTTCTATAAATGTATTATAATTCTTATTTCTTTTGTTGATATTATCATCTAATCTATGTAGTTGTCTAATACCTAATAGTGCATTCATTTCCATATTTCTTACATTGAATCCGTTTAATAGAAATGTAAACTTTGGATCTAACCCTTCAACAATTCTATTTTCTCTACATTCTTCTGGTAATTCACGAAGCAATCCGTGTGACCGTAATAGTAAAAGAATTTCATATATTTCTTTATCATTAGTACACACCATACCACCTTCAATCGTTGTCATATGATGTCCGTAATAAAAAGAGAAAGTTGAACACTCTCCAAAGTTTCCTACTTTTGTTCCGTTGAATGTTGCTCCATGTGATTCACAACAATCTTCAATTAAATGTACATTATGTTTATCACAAAGATTAATCAATTCGTCACTTATAGCAGGAAATCCTAATAGGTGTGTGAGAAACATAAATCTTGGTTTTTTGCCATCAGATTGAAATAAAAAATCTAAGTTGTTTAAATCTGGTCCAAAATTATTTAAATCTGTGTCGCACAATCCTACTTTTCCATTAATTTGAAGAATGGGTGATACATTTGTTGCCCAAGTACAAGATTGAGCATACCATACTCCACTTCTATTATATTTTTCTTGCATTGCTGAAACAGCAAGTAGGTTTGCAGATGAACCAGAATTAACAAACACAGAATATTTACATCCCTGCCATTCTGACCATTCTTTTTCAAATTGTTTTACAGTTTGTCCTTGTGTTAGTTTAGACGAAGAAGAAATGAAATTTGCCATAGCATTTTTATCTTCTTGTGTAATGGCATTATCACTCATTAATTTCCACATAATAATAAATCCTTCACTTCATTGTATACAATTTTTACTCCCTCTTTTAAAGGAGTAAAATTAATATCATGATGTTTCAATAATTTAGAACAATCCAAATCTTTTTGGTGGACTCCGTTGTACTTTCCATTAAATTCTATATCGCCGTTATATCCTACTATTTCTCTTACAATGTTTGCTATTTCTTTTACGGTTAAGTTTTCTGGGCATGATACATTATATGGACCTGGTGTATAATTTTTTAAGAAACTATTAATTACTTTTGCAACATCATCTGATAAAGTAAATTGTCGTAGCGGTGTGCCATCTCCATAAAGTTCTACTTTTTCTTTATCATTTATTTTAGCATTATGAAATTTAGAAATTAATGAAGGAACTAAGTGGCTTTCTTTATCGTTATAATGGTCGTCTATTCCATACAAATTTCCGAGGTAAAGAATAGCAGAATCAATTCCATAATTTTCTCTTGCTGCTTGTAATTGTATTGCCATCATTCTTTTCGTATATGCATAAGAAATATTAGTTGGTTCTGGCATACTTTCATGTACTTGGTCTTCGGTTAGAGGATATTTTTTTGCTACTTCTGGATAGACACAAGAACTTGATATTGCAATAATTTTTGATTGTGTTCTAATACATTCATCTATTACATTTGTATTGATTCTAACATTATCAATATAATAATCATATTGGTGTTCGACATTACTTAAAATACCACCTACTTTTGCAGCCAAATGTATAACTGTGGATGGTTTATAAAATTCAAACAAATCTTTTGTTGTTTGAGTATTTCTTAAATCTGCATCTCTCGAACCCAACCATAAAATTTCTTCATCGGATTTCAAGTATTTCGATAATGTTTTTCCTAGTAATCCAGTACCACCTGTAACAAGAATCATGATTCGTCTTCTTTCTCAATATAATCGTTTACAAATACATCTAACATCTCTGGTATGCCTTTGTTTATTTCTACTGCAATTTTGAAATTCTTTTTTACACTTTCTAATTTTTCATTATACAATGATTCCGATAACTTGTCAATATCAAAATTTTCTAACCATATGATTCCATTCTCATCAAAATACTCAACAACCTTTTTACTTCCCCAATAAATCGGAATTGTGCCACACATAAAACAATCTAATAATTTTTCTGTAAAAACTGTATCAGTATCATCATTTTCTATAGAAATTGAAAACATATAATCATTAAGTGCTTCTTCTTTGGTTTCTATGGGATTTACTTCTCTGCCAAACAAATCTAATCGGTTTTGTAATTCTTTTGCTGTTTTTAATCTCAGTTTATGACCTTCCGTTTGATATTTTAACGATGTTACCATAGATACAAGTTTTTCTTTTTTATGAATTTTTGGTTCTTTAATCCAAGATGGAAATCCCGGATATACATGAATTATTCTTTCGTGTGTGTTTGCCAATTCTTCATTATGTGTGAATATATTTTCATATTCATTCATGTATACATCTGTATTATTTTTAATATCATTTACAATAGTTTGTATTACAGCAGTAGGTTCATATAACCATGCATATTTCTTTCCACCTAATTTTAATCCTTGAGGGATATAATGGTCTACAATAATTCTTATGTCACCTTTACCCAATTCCCAATTAGATTTATTGGTTGTATAAACTTGCTTTGGGTCTGACCAACACGGGTCGGCACCTACTAATTCTATTTTTCTTTTTTTCATTGAACAGCCCAGTGGGAATACACTTTACCAAAACTTTGATTTTTTAATTCTCTATCTCTAATTAATAATGTACTTATAGGCAATCCTACAGCATCCAGTTTATGATGTTTTCTAATGTGGTATGTCAACATTTCTTCTCCACAAAGAAGAGCCTTATCTTCATTCCAATATGAATCTAAGTTATCAAATATTTCTGCATATTTATTCATGTTTTCTGAATTGCCAAAATTAAAATAATCACACATTACATTGGGATTTCTAATTACATCACAATAATAAATTGAATTTTCGAAATCATTATGTTTTGAGATATCTTCAAAATTTACTGGGTCAATTACAGCACAATCATATCGTATTCTCACTACACAATCATAAACAAAGTCGTTTTCTTTTTCATATTGTTCTTTAAGTTGAATACTTTTACAAATAGAATTAAACATACTGAATATAATATTAGCAGTTGAATCTGTTGTATTTTTTTCTTCGTATTCCTTTATATCTCTTGGTGTTGGAAAACTTTCATATTCGGGTTCAAATGTATGTAATTTTGGTTGATACATTTCTAATAAAATTTTATCTGTGTTGTTGATAGAATGGTCGCTCATTCCTTCATTCCAAGATGCACATGAATATGGCGTATCATTATTTTTCTTATCATACCACGCATGAAGAAAAACATCACAATCATTTCGTTGTAAAATATTTTGATTTATAAAATGATAACCAATATCAAAAAATCTTGGTTGTCCTGATATACAAATTGCTGTTTTCATTGATATTTCCATTTCTCAATACTGTCGCTACAAACACCTATAATTTTTTTATTAGTATTCTGACCAAACTCTACCATTATTCCACCATCACATTCGTTGTTGGGAAAACACCAAATATAACCACATTTTGTTATTGTTACTTTATCATTTTCGTGCCAGAACCAGTTAATATTTTTATCGGAAAGTTGTTCTACTGATTCAATATTTTTTGCATGAATCCATAATCCTTTTGTTTCTAAAAAGTCGAAATCGATTTTATGTTGAGGAATATCGTGACCCAACCACCATCCATGTTTATACCAAACATCTACCTCAACATCATATCCTTTTTTGATAGCACTCATAATATATTCTGGGTGATTTTCTTTATCTGGATTTTTACCGTTCAGGTTTCCTCTATGTGAAATATAAATCATTTTAATTATTTCGTGCCAATTTTTGATGATATTGATTCTTCAATTGATTCTCTTATTTTCTTTGCTCCATTAGTCGTTCCTGTTTTATCTCCATGAATGGCGCCTCCAACATTTGCCATGTAATCTATTCCAAACTTTTTATTAATAGGTTCTATAAGTCCAGCGTGCATACCACAACTCAAAGCGGGTACTACATTTCTATCTTGAAGAATTTTTAATGTTGTTCGCAACTCGTTTTCATCATTACTAGAATATCCGCCCCACATTCCAGAATGAATTGTATCTACTCCTATCAACCCTGCAATATCGCATATAACATTCCAGTCTATACCAAATCTGTGCGATGCATCTGTAAACACTTTATCTCCACTTTTTTGAAAGTGAATGTTGATTGGTAAGTCTAATTTACGAACAGAATTATATGCACCAAGACCACACCACACATTTAGATGAACGCCGTTTCCACCATTCTCATGGACAAATTTTACCCTATTTAAAATGTCATGTGGGTCACTATTTATACAAAAGGAATATACAACACTTCTACCACAATTGTTGATGTAATCTGAAATTAATTCTGCTCTATTTTCCAACGAACAAAATGCAGGATTAGACAGTATCTCATCTTCTTTAATAAAGTCTACACCACCGTCTACCAGTTGCTTGGTCATGTCTAATAATTGTTCTGGTGTAAGTCCAGTTTTAGGTTTTATAATAGAACCGAATAAAGGTTTATCATATTGTCCCGTAAACTCTCGCATTCCGATGATGCCATATTTTGGACCAAGAAATTTATCTTCAACACACTTTGGAAAGGAAATATCCACCAAACGACATTTTGTAATAATGTCGATGTCCATTTGACCGCCCATTAACTGGCATAATAAATGTGAGATGCCGTCATTATCCCAATCGGTATTCACAACAGGGAATGCAATTTTGACTTCCCCTTCTGTTTTGGATTCTAGTTCTTTTTCATTTCCTAATATGATGCAAGAATTTCTTTCAAATAGTTCATCAGTTTCCCATGCATTTCTTACATTAGGATTTCCTACACTTTGTCCGATAGCAAGATTCCATGAAGCATCTCTTAAAGAAGTCTTTGACTTCATTTCGTATGTTGCAATTATATAATCATTATTGTTTATTTTGTCTCTATAAAATTTCATTTGCATCTTCTTTTATAATTTTATCGCCGGGGATAGAGGGTGTTTTTATTACCAATACAACACAATCTTCTAAAAAGATTGGATCTGCTATTTCTTTTTTCTTTAAAACAAAAATATCGCCTTCGTTTATTTCCTTTTTTTGAATTATCATCTTTCCACTTATTAATAAATTATATTCATCGCTAAATTCATGATAATGTGGTGCCCAATATTCTCCCTTGCTGTGAGTTAAGAGTCCCACTTCAAACTCTTTCGTTTTTAATATACTAGGTTCAAAGTTACCAATAAACCATCCTCTTGTCATGTCATTTATCTTGTATATTTTCATTTCTAATATATTCTCTTAAATCGTCTGGTGTTCCAACTGGATGATGTTGATGGTTTGGTATATGATATACACCTACTTTTTTGCCACTTTGTATCATATGATTATAAGTTGGACCTACATAAAATTCTCCGTTTGGGGCTTTGTCATTTAATTCTACCATTCTGTCGTAACTGTCAATAAAATCTTTGCCACTTTTCCAAAAATGTATACCATTTAATGAAATATCACTTATAACTTCTTTCTCTTTAACTTCTTTTACATATCCAAACTTATTTAATTTTGCATAACTGTTTTTTGTTGTTGATGAAGTATAGGTTACTATTATCCCATCATAATCAGATGCATTACAAAAACTTATAAAATTATTTCCTGACCACCACATAATTTGATCACAATTAGCAATTATTAAACTATCGTTATTGTTAATATATTTTCTAACTATATTACAGGTGGTTGCAGGTCCATCAGTAACATAATCAATTTCTTTAATTATACAATCTGGCTTTATTTCCTTTAAAATTAGTTTAACATCATCAGAGTAATCAGTTTTTCTTATAATAAAAATATATTTACCGTGGACTCCAAGAGATTCTACTGATTTTTGAATCATTGTGTATCCATTAATATCAATTAATGGTTTTGGTTTATTAAACCCATCATCATTAAAGCGTTTTCCTAAACCTGCCATCGGTATAACCACATTAATTTGTTTTTTCATAATCTAATCCAATTTTCACAATACAGGTCTTTGGTATCTTTCGGTACTTTTTGGTTTGGTGCAAACCAATCTGTCGGAGCAATAACCTTTTTATTTTCGTTATTGTTCAACCATGCTGCCCACCAACTAAAAGAACTATTACATATAATATTATGGTCGCACATACTCATTAGGCACATATCTTGTTCTGGTGTTCCACCTTCGGCATAAGCAAAATTTTCTCCTCGAAATACTTGTTTACAAACATCCATACCGTCACTAAATATTACAAATATTTTTTCTCCATCAACATTATTGTTGATATATTCTATTGCAGAACTATAATAATTGGTTTTTAATAAAGGAATATAAACATGCTCCAGTGCCTGATAATCTCCTAACCTAACATGAACACCTACAATGGTCTTATTATTAGATTTACCTTCATCAATTTTATTTTGACACTCAGTTGTTAATTTATCTGAAAATTTAAATTCTGACCTAATTACATCTTCAATGTGTTTGAAATATTTTTCAGATTGAAAATACCCATTTAATCCTGTGTTATCTCCAACATTAAATGCTTCTTCGCAAAAATGAAAATGTGGTTCTTTCCATACTTTATTTATTGTGTGTACTTGTTGCCAATGAGGCATCGTTTTATATTTGGTTAATTTAAACTTGTCGTGAAGTGTTACCATAGACCCTTTTTTCTCTGGGTCATATACTACTTCATATCCTGTTTTGTCTGCAATACCCAATAATGCAGAGTATTGAAACATTGCGTTGCCAAGATAACCATAATCACCTAATCGTGGAAAACATAACATAATTAAATTGCTCCTTGTGGTCCATTTCCGAATCCAGGTCCCAATGCACCTGCGTTTTGCGCTAACATTCTAAGTGGTTGTCTTGTAAGATTCTCCCATTTATTTGCACTACTTCTTTCGTCTGCTTGATAAAACATAGGAAGGTGTGGTGTGATGACATTGTATTGCCCTTGTATTGTTGCACATCCTAAATCAAATGGTGTGTTTTGTTTATATACAAATTCTTTTGCGATGTCAACTACTGCCTGTTTATATCGTTCTGTTAAATATAAAATAGCATGGGTGGCAAATACCCCTTTAATTTTTGCTAGACAGTTTCCAATGTCTTGTGCAAAATATCTGCCACTTCCCTGAGATACACCCAAATAAATTGCATCGGTGTCTTCAGGAATATTATCAATAATAGGATTATACCAATCTGGAATAATTTTGGCATCATCTTCCAGTATTAATAATGGTATACCATTATTTTCATTTTCTAAAATATCAATATGCGACTGAGCGCATCCTCTATAATGATAAATTGTTTTTGGTGTGCCTGGCGGTGGTTCGATTTGTCTAGCAGATAACCTTTCATGGTTTTTTAGACCAATCTCATCAAATTGTTTTATCATTTTTTCTTTGTTTTCAGTAGCACTGTCTAGATTCACCCAGCAGCACCGTACATCACGAATATCAATTTTCATCAAATCACTCCATTTAGTATTTCTTTCCTATATGATATTTAGGACATAATTCCCACTCATCTTTTTCTTTGTAAGATATAATTTTTAATTGCTTTAGACTAATAGTTGGCTCTTTTGTTTTTTCTTCATCTACTAATTCACATAAATCCCATTCAACTAATAAATTCGTGATAGTATTCCGTCTTCCGACATCGGTTTCATCTATATCACTATGCAAACCATCAAGGGAAAATAATTCTTTAAAATGTACGATATAATATCTACCCTTTTTATGCAAGATATGACAAGACTGATATAATTTGTTTTCTTTTCTAGATGATATGCCTATTCGAGTTAAAGTTTCTTTGATTTTCAGAAAATCTTCATCGTCTCTAAGTTTTATCTCTACAAGGTCATCTACGCTTATTTTGTTACCCATTACAACATCCTCTCACTTTTGGTAATTCCTCTTTATTTAGGAAATGCCGCCTTTTGAGAGTGATATCTTCATATTTTCAATATCTTCCTCACTAAGAATTTCTAATGCTTCCTTTGCCTTTCTATTATTGTATCCAAAATATTCCTTTATAATTTCAATATTATCTGGCAGTTCTTCTTTCATCCAAGGACTGTATCTTTTACTTTTCCTTATAGTTTTGGAAAGAAAATCGAATTGCATTTTCTTGTCTATGTGAGAATGAAAATTCATTTCATTGACTTGCATTATAGTATCTGGAAAATATGACAGGCACTTATTTACGATAAATGGTAGATATTTCTTTTCTACCAGTTCATCCTCTGTATCCATAATAGGCTTTTTTGTATAATTGATTGAAGATAAATAGTCACCCAATTTCATGATATATCTGTATCCTTATCAACTATTGCTACTATAGATTGTACTTTTACCAAAGCATATCCCATATAAGCCTCGACACCTTGGCGTTTATCGTATATTACATAGTCACCTATTTTAAAATCAGCAGGATAAACTTTTCCGTTTTCATTCATTTCTCCTGCACCGATAGAAATTACCTGACCTTTACAATAAAATGGATGGTCTTTTGGTTCAATATATAATCCTGATGATGTTTGATTGCTTTTTGCAGATATTTCTATTGCAACATAATCTCCGTGAGGTTTAAATCCTTTTTGACTCATTTGAATTCACACTCCATCATAATTTCTGTTAGACATGCTGTTAGATTGATTTCTTGGTCTGCAACAAAAGCAGATTTGTATTGATAATCAGCCAAAATTAAAATTGCTCTGGGAATACTCTGGGATTCGGTTGTTTCATATAATCCATCATATATCTTTCTAAAAATTCTAGTTTGGTCATTGTCTAAATTATCAACCACCCATTTCCTAACATCAGCAAAATTTTTATTTTTCATTGCAGTAGTCAATTCATTGATTTTGATACTACCTATTTTAGATAAAATACCAATATCAATAATACCTGCAACAGAATACCTTTGTAATTCATTAATTACTCTTCTAAAGTCAGGAAAATGTCTCATCACAAGTTGTGCTAAGACTCTTTCTTCATATCCTACTCCTTCCTCATCCAGAATATATTCTATCCTTTTTAATATTTCGGCAGCAAGTTTGGGTTTTTCTGATTTTGGAATTCTAAATTCAATATTTGTACACCTAGAATGTAGTGGCTCAATGATTCTATTTTTGAAATTGCAAGTAAGAATAAATCTACAATTCTTGGCAAATTCTTCAATGAATCCACGAAGAGCCGGTTGCATTGATTGTGCATTTGCATAATCAAATTCATCAAGTATTACTACCTTTGTTCCACCACTAATAGAAACACTACTTGCAAAATTACGAATCTTTGTTCTAAGTGTATCGATGTTTCCATCTTCCGAACAGTTAATTAGAATCCAATCTGAATCCATTTCATTACATAATGCTTTTGCAATTGTAGTTTTTCCGCACCCTGCACCACCAGATAATAGTAAGTTTTGTACTTCACCAGATTCTACTATTCCTTTAAAGGTATCTTTGATGTCTTTTGGTAGCACACAATCTTCAATAGTTTTTGGTCTGTATTTTTCACACCACAAAAATTCTTTTGTCATAGTTGTCATAATAATAATTATCTCACCGAGTCATATGGTGTATGAACATTGGTAAATGCTTTATGGTAGTTTGGGTCACTTACCATCATATCATCCAATAATGTTTCAAAAGTATATTCCGGCTCCCATCCAACATCATCCCGAAGTTTTCTAGAATCGCCTTTCAAGTCTCTCAATTCTTCTGGTCGTAAAAATCTTTCATCTAATACAACATAATCTTTATAATCCATATTAAGTTTACCGAACACATATTCACAAACATCACGAACACTATGGGATATGCCTGTTGCACAAACATAATCATCTGGTTCATTTTGTTGTAAAATCATCCACATTGCTTTTACATAATCTTTTGCGTGTCCCCAATCTCTTGTTGCATCAAGATTACCCAATCGAAGTTCTTTTGCTTCGCCTGATGCAATTGCTATTGCACCCTTTACAATTTTACTTGTGACAAAATTGGAGCCTCGTCTTGGAGATTCATGATTAAATAAAATACCATTACTAATAAACATCTTATAAGAATTTCTATAATTCCTTGCAATGTTATATGCAAAATGCTTTGCACATGCATATGGGCTTACAGGATTCATCTGTGTTGTTTCTCTTTGAAACCCATCTTCGTCAATGCTGTTACCAAACATTTCGGATGAAGATGCTTGATAAATTTTAGTATGAGGGTTTACAATTCGTACTGCTTCTAATACATTAAGTGGACCAAGTCCAGTTGTAGCGGCAGTATAAACAGGAATATCAAAACTAATTCGTACATGAGATTGTGCTGCAATATTATAAATTTCTATTGGTTCACATTCTTGTATGATTTGGCACAATGAAGATAAATCTGTAACATCTCCATAGTGTAAATGTAAATTTTCATTATCAAAACAACTATCAAGTCTTGCTGTTTGATTTTCTGCTACAGAATGTCTTCGTACAATTCCATGAACTTCATATCCTTTCTTTAAAAGAAATTCTGCAAGATATGAACCGTCTTGACCACTAATTCCTGTAATTAATGCTGTTTTTCCTAATCTTTTCATGGTGAATATGTTGAATCACTTTCTAATGCTACCCAATATGTTAGGTCTTTTGTTGTACTAGTAAATTCACTTACAACCTTTTCTGTAATGCTTACTTGATACCCGTCTTGGAGCATTTTTAAATTTTCTGCTTTAAAGTAAAAAGTAAAATCTGCGCCTGTCGTGTTGTCTCCAATTTCAATTGAAAAATTATTTGTTGTTGCATCATTCTTGTCAAGTGCAACTAATTCTACCACACTACCATTTGAGCGAATTGCAATATCATTTACTTGTAAAACCGCAGATGCTTTTTTAATTTCTGATAAATTACTTTCTGAAATAAAACAACTTACCACAATTTCTGGCATAACAATCTTTTTATTGATTGTTGTTAATAGTGAAGGTTCAGAATAATAATATTTTACTGCTGATTTGTTTGAGTTTGATGTAATCGTAACGAACTTTTCTTCAAATACAAACTCTGGGTCATCAAACAATGAAATTGTTCCCAAGAATTTGTTTAGGTCCCAAATACCAAATTCACAATCAAAGTTTTCTGAAACTTTTGCTTCTGCCATAATATTCTTTATGGGAGAAATTGTAGCAATAGTATTTCCAGGTTTTACTAGAATGTTTGAATTGATAGATGAAAAGTTTTTTAGGATTTCTAATGTTTCATTAGAAATTTTCAATCCACTTGTAGTGGTAGTCATAATATAATCTCCGTAATTATTTCACTAATTTTGTTTTTGATCTATGTAATCTTGAAACATATCTGGGTCGATATTTCCAGTTACTACTTCTTTTAAATAATCTTTGTCTGTAGTTCTTCGTCCACTTCTATTTCTTTTTTTAGACTTTCTCATAGATTTTGCAATTTCTCTTGCATCATCTTCATGTCCTCGGCCACGATTCCGATTTTTCTTTCTTGACATAATTAGAATTATACTCCTTTTCTTTTATTTATTCAATAGAATTCTTCTACATTTTCAAGTAAAGTTGTTAATTTATGTTTAACAAAATAATCAAATATTTTGCCATTTGTTGATGGTTCACATTGATTATATTTTTCCAATATTTCTTGCTCTATATGATTTGGAATCAGATTTAAATCCACTAATGTTTGATTTCTTTTCCAGTTATCACTGTCATTCCATTCATTTAGATTTTCCATAATCTGTGCTGCCTTTTTTGCACCACATGGTTTTTGCCTTTTATCTTCTTCAAGAAACACATTATCTTCCGTTAATATATTTGGTATACCGTCTGAAGCATCACCTCTGATAATATGTTCTGTTAAAAATCTTTCTGGGTTTTCACATTTAAGAAACGATTTTTTAATTGGACTATATTGCTTTACATTTTTATATCGTTGTAATTGTTGAAAATCTTTATCATTCGAAACAATCACAATTGGTTGATGCTGATGAAAGTGTTTGGTTAATACTGCAATAATATCATCTGCTTCGGTGTGTGGCACAGAAACATTTTTCCACGGAAAAACAGATTCAATTTCTTTTCTAAGTTTTAATATGCATTGAAAGATTTCATCCCAATCATGTTGAGATTTCTTTTGACTTTTTCTTCGATTGCATTTATATTGTGGAAATATTTCTTTTCTCCAACAATCAGCAGAATCGTGACATATCACTACTTCTCCATATTTATTTTTAAATTTGTTTGTGTACATTCTATATGTGTTTAATACCATATGGCGTATTAAATCTTCATCGGTTATATCCGAATACTTCATTGCTTGAAATATATTAGCAATAAGTAATTGATTATTGTCTATTAATATCATTTTGTTTTCATCTTTTCAAATAATTCTTGAGTTTGCCCAACTCTTTTCTTTGACTTTGTTTTCTTCGTCTTGGTTGGTTTCTTTTTAACTAAGGCGTTTTTACATGCTTGAATCTTAGGATTTGCACAATTTCTCATATGTCGCCTATCTTCTTTATTGGTATTTCTTTGATACCAAAATTGTTTTTCAATAAGAAATTCCCAAATACAATCCTGCTTCCATCGGATTTGTATTCGTAGGTCTACTCCTCTTTGAAAGTAAGGCTGATTTTCTTTAGATGCCCGTTTATATGCTTTTATATTAAAGTGTCTAGATAAATTTTCTAAACCATCTTTTAAATACTGGTCATACGATGCATTACTTAATATAGTTTTCATCTTTATATTATACTCTAAATACTAAGTTTGTCAAGGAAGATGTTTTATCTTTCTAATCCATTCCCATGCAGACCTTGTTAAATCGTCTATACTTGTTATTTTTGGCTGCCATTTTATTTTATCTTGCAACAGTGTTGGGTCAGCACAAAGAAAATCTGGGTCGCCAGGCCTTCTATCAATTTCTTCTACATCCATATTTTTTCCTGTTACTTTCAAACAAGAATTTACAATATCTCTAACAGAATATCCTACTCCGTTTCCAACATTGTAACTGTTATTATCTAAATGGTCTATAATTTCTATATGAGCATCTGCCAAATCGTCAACATGAATGTAATCACGAATACAAGTTCCGTCTTTTGTATTATAATCGGTGCCATATATGGATATTTTGTCTCTAATCCCGGATGCACAAGATAAACACATAGGAATTAAATTTTCTTTTTTATCGTATAAATAGTCGCCTATTTTATTTTCCATATTACATCCCGCTACATTAAAATATCTAAGACTTGCATATTTAAATTTTGGGTTTGTTTTGGCGTAGGCTTCAAGAATCTGTTCTAACATTACTTTACTTGTTCCATATGGACTGGATGGATTTAATGAAGCAACTTCCTTGATTGGTATATTATTTTCTTGACTACCATAAACAGCAGCACTACTAGAAAGAATAAAATTTTCTGTTCCATGAAATACAACACTGGAAAGAAATCTCGGAAATTGTGCAACATTATTTTCAAAATAATGCAAGGGTTTTTTAACCGATTCCCCTACAGAAATAAATGATGCGAAATGAAGCACACAATGATATATTTTTCCTTTAAGGAATTTTCCTACTGTTTCTACATTTCCTATATCAGACTTGCACCATTCACCTTTCCATCCGTTAGACCTCAAACAATCCAATACTTCTGAACTTCCTCTTGAAAGGTTATCAATAATGTCTACCGTGTGACCTTTTTCTATAAGTTTCAATACTACATGAGAACCTATATAACCTGCGCCACCTGTAACTAAATAATTCATTTTTCTGGTTTCCAAAATACAAATACTGGTTCGTATTTTAAATATTTGTCATTTACTTGACAGAAATTTTTACATGTAGGCGTTCCGTCTTCACCCATTCTGTTCTGACCAGGCATTCCTTCTAATGCCATTTTAATTGTATATTTGTATTCTAATCCACAAGACTCTAAAATATCTTTACTGTCTTTTTCGATAGGTAGATATTTTCCACTCACTAATAAATCTGCGACATTCCACGCCATATATCTGCCCGGCTTTAAATACTCTGCACAAGTTTCCAGTGTTGGTGCAAGGAATCCATGTCTCCACGAATCATATGATGAACCAAACTTTTTATATGACTGGTTTTGGTCTTCACTGTATGCTTCACGGTTGAAATATGGTGGTGATGTAAATATAAAATCCAACTTACCTTTATACTTTTTAAAATCTGGGTTAAGATGTATTACTTCTGACCCTTCTTGAAATATTCCATAAGTGTTTGTTTCGGAAAAGAATGGATTTCCCCGATAAGTTTTGGTATTGTAAAAATCTGCGATAGAAGCATACTTGCTGTAATTACCGTCATCGACAAAATTGTCAGGATTAGGGTCAGTCCCCACATAATGAATCCTACGGTCATCCCGAACACCCATAGCACCGAGTATGCGACCACCCCACCCACTAGACGGGTCATAGATATTAATGACATCTTGGTCTTTAATGTCTTCCGTGAATCTTTCATACAAATATTTAGCAGTCATTGGTGGAAAGTTTACCGCAGGTTGAATGTAACCTATACGATATGCGGCGAATGCTTTCGGGAACATCTTCTTTCCCTTCTTATACACCCGAATGTTGTATCGTTTCTCGTCCGACATATTCTCAATGTCAAATGTTGAGTGGTGACGATATTCCAACCACCCCTTATCTTTGTAGTATTGGACATCTTCCTTCTTCAAGTTTAGGATTTCATCCTGCTCGACTTGGAAGTAACCACTGTTCAATCCCTCACGAACCTTGACTTCCTCTAACATAAAGTCATAACCCTTGAAGATGTTCTTGTTGTTGTGGAATGCTTCCATCCATTCCTGTGCATTGTCTGTATCTACAATGGCATATTTCTTGTTGTTTGTGAATGCACTCTTTGCGTGTTCATATAAACTATCACGGCGGAAGTGCCTCATCCCACCCTTCACCATCTTCTCAAGATGTTTATCGTCTGCAAACAAATCATAGATGGAATACCCTGTATCTTTTTCGGTGTAGTTGATTCGTGTCTGCATCATATTGCTGAACCATTGGTCTGCTTCACCGCCAATGCGTGACTTGTTGATGATGACATCATCTGGAATATCTGACAACTCATCACTGTGTGTGAATTTATGAATTGGATATTCGGCAATCTTATTGAACTGGTCAATGATTGCTTGCTCGTCCTTACCTGTTCGTGGTGGGCATCCGTACTTGTCCCAAGATTCCTTTACCACTTTCCGAAACTCTATTACCCACTCACGAAATTCATCGGGTGTCATCTCAAGCAAATCCTCAAATAGACAATTGCAATCTGAATCGATTACATAATCATTGCGTTCATAAAAGTGTTTTGTTTCTGTCATCATATTATTTTACTTTTGGTATAAATTTCCATTCAGGGTGCTTTGTTTCATTCAAACACCATCGTGTTATTGTCATTCTTGATTTGTTGCAAACATCCACTCCATCATTAGGAAACAAAAAATCACCATAGGGTGTTCTCCAAATTCCCTTACTTCTTTTCTGACGATATTCGGGACAATTCCATTCGTCTATTCGTGCTTGACCAATGAGTTTCTTTGTTTTGTTTGTGTGTGTTTTGTTGTAAAAAGGATTCAACTCACATATTCGTGTCTTCGCATTTTCAGAAATTTTCTTTCTTGCTTCTTTTGTGTGATTCTTTCCTAAAAAGGATAATCCCTTATATGGACTTGCTTTTTGAGAATCTGA